AAATTCTCCAGTCTCTTCAGAAACTTCGCCACGCTCCCCGAGGCGCAGCCGGAGGAGCCCCAGCGCGAGCAGCCCGCAGAGTTCCGCGCGGCGCTCGGCGGGGGTCATCTGGTCGGGCGGGAGCGGATTCGGGCGTTTCATGCGGCGGTCCGCTCCGCCCGGCCCAGAACGGCAGCGGTGATCGCCCCACGGTTCCAGCGGAAGTTGAGATGGCAGTTGGCGGCGTATTTCGACAAGCTGAAATCCAGTCCGTTGGCTTCATGGCCCGCGCGCTGCAGCAGGTCCATCTGTTTCATGCTGGCCGGGTCATTGAGCCAGCGGCGGCTCTTGATCGAGGCGGTCCCGGTCTCGGTGGCGCGCAGGAAGTCGTCGGCGGCGGCGAGCGCCTGGACCCGGGTGCCGATGGCGAGCGGTCGGATCGCTCTGCCTTTCGGTTGCCCGAGCCCATGCCAGAGGGTGCCGTCATGGAATACGCCGGCCCACCCATTGAACCCGCTCGCCATCATCGCCTGGCCGTCGCCATGCAGGTCGCACCAGGCGAAGGGGGACCGCTCCAGCAGATCGATCTCCATCATGTCGAATGCGGTCAACAGCCGGGCCTCGCCGCGCTCCCGTGTGAAGACGTGACCGCAGAAATCGCAGACCGACGCGCCGAGCGGCAGCTCGGCCTCGCAGGAGGGGCAGGTCTTCGCCGGCGCGGCGCCCGGCTCCGCATCCTCCGCGTCGAGGGTGACTTCCTGCTCGAGCGAGCCGTGCCTCAGCGCTGCCCCGGCGAAGTCGAGCACGATGCAGTCGGTCTTCACGATGCCGGGGAAGCGCTCAGGGTCGACCCGGCGCAGGCCGCGGCCGATCGCCTGGATGAAGGTGCCCTTGTGCAGCATGGGCCGCAGGATGCCGATGCAGCCGACCGGCTGGCTGTCGAACCCCTCGGTCAGCACCATGCAGTTGGTGAGCACCTGCACCTCGCCCCGGTCGAACCGGGCGATGAGGTCGGCGCGCGTCCGCGATGGCATGTCGCCGGAGATCGTCTCGGCCATGACGCCCGCGGCGCGGAAAGCCTCGGCCACCGCATCGGCATGGTCGACCGTCGCACAGAAGAAGATGCTGCGCCGGTCCGCCGCCTTTACCTGCCAATGCTCGACGACAGCCTCGTTCAGGACCGCCCGGTTCAAGACCTTGTCGGCCTGGCGCATGTCGAAATCGCCGGCGGTGCTGTGAATCCCGGCCAGCTCGTCCTCGACGCCGAGATCGATGGTGAAGGTTCGGGGCGGGACCAGCAGGCCCCGAGCGATCAGCGTGCCGATCTTCAGATGGTAACCGACATTGCTGAAGGTCTTGCGCAGGCTGCGACCGTCGCCGCGGCCGGGGGTGGCGGAGAGGCCAACGAGCTTCACGGCCGGATTGAGCATCCGGGCATGCTCGATGATCGACTGGTAGCTCTGGGCCGCCGCCCGGTGGCATTCATCGATCACCAGGTGAGAGACGGCTCCCATGCGTTCGCGGCGATTGCTGCGCGCCAGCGTCTGCACGCTGCCGAAGATCACGCGCCCGTCCCAGTCATCCTGCTCGGCCTTCACCACCGAGGTATCGAGGCCGGCAACCCTGGCGATGGAGGTGCGGTTCTGCTCGATCAGCTCGTCGGTGTGCTGGAGGACCAGGACGCGGGCATCGCGGGCGATCTCCGCCTCCTCGCCGATGTAGAAGCCGGCGATCGCGGTCTTTCCGGCCCCGGTGGGAAGGACGAGCATGGTGTTGCCGTGGAGGCGGGTTTTCTCGCGGGCGGCGTCGACGGCCGCCCGCTGGTAGTCGCGCGGGATCATGGGCCCCTCCCTCAGCGGGCCCAGAAGGGCGCGCCGGCGCCGGCGGGCGTGGTGGGACCCGCATAGGGATCCGCCACCGTCCACGAGGCGGCGTAGCCGGATGCGGCCGACCCGGACGAGGCCGCGCTCGGCATGGCACCCATGACGATCAGATACTCGCCGTGATCGGGGCCGATCGCCGCCTTGATCACGTTGCGCCCGGAGTCGTCCGGCTTGTCCTTGTCCTTCTCGATGCCGATCTTGGCGACGAAATCGATGCCGCTGAGCTCGCCGAGGCTGCGGATCGTGCGCGCGGCGCGGGCGGCGTCGGACTGGTCCCCGGTCCTGATGCCGCGGGCGGATTCGAGGATGCCCCGGATCAGGGCCCGGCCGCGGTTGGCGTAGCTGTCCTCGCCGCGCTCGTTGACGCCTTTGCCCTTGAAGCCGATGCGGGTGTAGATGCGCCGCCGGGCATGGGGCCCCTCGAGGACGATGGCCTCGGTATTGAGATAGAGGGCGGCGCTCGACCGGCTCTGGGTCAGCCAGCCCTCGGGACCGGCGCCGCCGGGGCGGATGGTCAGCCGCACCTTGACCAGCACGTTGGCGGGGATCAGGTCGAAGGCGGCGTCCTGGCTGTCGGCGCCGTTGAAGTCCATGTCGTCGGCCATGCTCATGCTCCTTTCGTCGATGGGGTGTTCTCGGCGCCGGCGATCGGTGGCAGGTCGAAGTTGAGCCGGGTCGCAGGGGTCTCGGGACGGGGTCCGCGGATCTTCGCCATCAGGCGGCCGAGATGGGCGGGCTCGATCATCGAGAGACGCCCCGACCGGTCCTTGGCCGGAAAGCCGAAGTCGTTGATCGTGGTGCAGACGAAGGCGCGGAACGGCGCTCCCTCCTGCGGGCGCAGCTCGGCAAGCGTGATGATCTCGTCGACGATTCCCGGCAGCTCGAGCCCGGTCTTCGAGCCCTCGATTTGCAGCGAGAAATAGGGCTTGCCGAAGTCATCGAGCCGCTTGTCGAGGAGGCCGACCAGCCAGATGTTCTTCCGCGGCGTGTGCTGGAGGTGGGTCAGCCAGCCGATCATCTCCTGGCCGAGCAGGCCGTAGGCGCCGCGCAGGTCGGGCTTGCCGCTCCGATCCGACATGGCCTGCGGCTGGCCCTTGCACCACTGAATGCAGATCCGCGAGGCCACCGAGATGCTGTCGACGAAGACCGTCTCGTACTTCTCCAGCCGCAACGGGTCGCCGAAGGCCGCGCAGACGCGCTCGTAGTCCTTCTGGCTGTAGGGCTGGTCGTCCCGCATCGCGGGGTTCGGGCCGCCGATCCAGCAGGCGAGGTCGCGGGCGCGCTCCCAGTCGCGGATGCGGATCTCGTCGCCGGGCCAGCCCTGCACGGCGAGCTCGCCCGCCTCGAGGTTCAGGAACAGCGTGCGCTCGGCGTCGAGCGTCCAGAGCTGCGAGGTCTTGCCGATCCCGGAGATGCCGGTGAGCACGCCCTTGATGCCTCGGGTCTCCTTCAGGCGCTGATCGGCGGTGATGATCTGGAGCGGCGCCGCCGCGAACGGGGCGCTCACCGCCGCTTCTCCTTCCGGGCGATCGCGGCCGGGATGGCGAGATCCGTGCCGACCGCGCCCTGCTGGCGGGCAAGGTCGATCACGTCCTTCAGCGCATGCGTGATCCGGAACCGCTCCGTGCTCTCGGCCTCGAAGGCCACCAGCGCGAAGGCGATCTCGTCGACGGTGGCCTTGGTGATCGGCAGCGTCCGCGCGGGCTGGATGCCGATCGCGGGGACCTCGATCATGTCGGGGATTGGGGCATCGTAGAGGGCTTTGCGCAGCCGCTCGAGAGGGGTGGTGAACATGGTCGCTCCGTGTTCTGTCGCGCCCAGGGTTCGTCGAGGAAATCGGCTGCCGGGCCTGACGCCGCCCTGGAGCTCGCGGTCGGAGTGTTTCCCTGAGCAGGGTGTTGCATTCCTCCGAGGGCCCGGCATGAATTGGTGTGGCTCGCTTGCCCTCACTTACCGGGGCGCCATCCGAGGTGTCGGGGCGGGACCGAGATATTCCTCGAGCCCCATCGCTGTGGCGGCGGCGCGGATCGCTGCGAGGCGCGCGTAGATGGTGCAGCGATGCAGGCCGAGCGCGCGGGCGGCCTCGGTTGCCGACATCTGGCTGAGGGCGACGGCGACGAGGCGGCAGGCCGGGGTCAGGGACGACAGCAGCCAGGCGACATCCCGGCGCAGCCCGAAGGCCAGGTCGGGATGGGCGTCGTCGCCGGCATGCAACGCGGCCGATTCTGGCAGGATGTCCGCGAGGGAGAGATTTCCCTCCTCGCCGTCCTGGCCGCACGGCGCGTCGAGGTCCTGCATTGTGCGTTCTGCTCGGAGCCGCGTGGTGGGGGCGGCGAGGCGCGCGATGCGGTGAGCGATGACGCGATCCGCGAAGGTCTCGAAGGAGGCGCGCGAGGGGTCGAACTTCGCCTGCCGCTCCAACAGATCCAGCCGTAGGTCCTGTGCGATGTCGTCGGCGTCCATGCCAGGCACGGCGCCGGAGCGGGCCAGCCGTTCGGCCCGGATGCGGATGTTGCGGGAGATGCGGGACTGCTCGTCGGTGAGGGGGTGGTGCTGCTCCATGGGAAATCGCCTTCGTCCAGGGGACGGGCACGGCGGCCCGAACACCTGGCACCGGCGAAAATTCGCTGGCGGGGCGGTCTGGAGCAGGCGTCAGAAAGAAGGAGCCGCTGAAATCAGCGTGATTCCAGCGGCTTAAGCGCGCGAGCTTTTTCGGGATTTTTTAGTCGGCGTCAGCGAAATTTCGTTCTCGCTGGTCGGGCTTCCCCTGCATGAGGTCGCCCGCGCTGATCACGAAACGTGCGCGGAACCCATCGCCATCCGGCGGCAGGGGGTTGTCACGAATGCCGAAACGCTCAACGAGCGACTGGCCGAGTAACTCCTTCTGCCGGCGATAGCCCTTGGCGAACTCGGGGACCTGCTGCAAGGCCTTCGGCGGGAGCGCCTTGGGCAAGCGCCCCCCTAATACGGCCAGGAGCCGAAGCAGCCGCCACTGCCGCGTCGGCTTTCCGTCCTTCCTGCTCCGCATGCCCAGCGTTTCAGGATCGATCCGGCGAGGGGCGCCGCGGAAGCTGAGGCTGATCACCTCGCGAGCAGTGAAGCGCATCGTGATCTCTTCCCAGCGGGCGTCCGGCGGGAGCGCCCACACGGGGCCCGCATCCGCGGACGCGGACGTGGAGGTGACAGCCTCCCGCAGCTCGGCGAAGAGCACGTCGACCGGCTGCGCGGCAACCAAGCGGTGGCGCCCGTCGGCCACGAGTATGTCCGACAGCGCAAAACGGGTCACGCCAGCGGCATCGAGATAGCGGGTCACGGAGCTGCCGAGCGATCTGCGTGTCGGGGTCAGCAGGACCTTCGGGGCCGAGATGGCAGCCAGCCCTGCGAACGGCTCGATCGCTTCCCCGAACCATGGGCCGGGGAACACGAGAAATACCGGGAATCCGCGGCCGGCATAGACATCATGCCTGCCGATCTCGATCACTGCCTCCCTGCGCACTGCCAGAGGCCGATCGGACAGCGATAATGCGGCGGCGATGGCCTTCGCCAGCTTCGTCCGGTCGATCTCGAGGATGGCGATGTCCTCTCGGGCGAGATCCTGATCATCGCACATCTTCGGCGTATCGCCACAGACCGCGCGGATGCTGCCGTCGTCATGATGAACGACCCGGCGCGGGCAAGCTGCCCCGCCGGGCGATGGGCAGGCGACCGAGGCTGCGATCGCGCCGGTGGTCCGAAGGAGTGGCCCGGCGACGGGCCAGTCCTGATCAAGGCGCGCTATCCACTCGCGCGCGTCGGTCGCTCCACCCGGCAGCTCGTCAAGCAGTTTCCAAAAGCAGGTCGTTCGCATCCTCGCCCTGGTCCACGGGGCGGCGGCAGAACCCGCGCGCCTTCAGCCATGCCTCGATGACGTCGGTGTCGGAGTCCCGCTCGTAGCGCGCGATGCTGGCCGGACGGATCATAACCGTACGGTCCCTCTTCGACCCCTCGAACCTCACCTTGAAGACGGCGTGCACAAGGGCGCCGCGGTCCAGCTGGTCGAACCACTTCTCCCCGAAAGCCTTGAAGAGATCGTCGGCCTTCAGGATCTCGGTCAGCCGCTGGCTACCGCCCCAGAACCGCCCGATCTCGACGAGACGGACATGTGCGAGGCCCTCTATGTCGCCGCACTCGAGCGTTTCGGGTCCCTGTTCGAGCAGCGGGATCAGCGTGAACCGCTCGGAGACGTCGAAATACTCGTCGCTCCCGAACAGCACCTCGCCGACGGTCTCGAGGTAGAGCTGGCGTTCGCCCTTGGTACCGGCGTTGACGCCTATCTCGTCGGTCTCGGCGTCGTAGATGAGCACGTCGTGCTGCTGGGGTCGGTAGAAGGCGATCCCGCCCTCGCCGTCGTCGAGATGCTTGCCCTCGCGGCGCATCGGAAGGCCGTGCCGGACGAGGAACCACACCTTCGTGCCGCGCGGGAAGGCGAAGATCCGGCAGCGGCGGCCGCGGCGCTTCTTATCAAACCACGCGTCCATGCGGTCCTGCATCGCGATCCGCTGCTCGTCGGTCATCTCCGGGACCGCGCTCTCGCGTTCGCCGGAGCCGGCGAAGTACATGAAGTTCGAGCGCTTGAACGCCACGGTCTCCGCATGCTGGCGCTGCAGCAGCATCGGGTCGACCAGCCAGATCTGCACCGCCACGTCGGCGGCCGAGGTCTCGGTGTCGTCATCGATGTCGATCCCGGCCGCTGCCGCATGCTCCAGCAACGCCTCCATCGACTCATGCGAGGCCGTCTCGTGCACGTAGTAGAGCGCGTTGACCATGTCCTCCGGCACCGTCGCGTCGGGGGTCATGAGCACCTGCGCGATGTCCTCGAGCGGCAGATCCTCGGAGTCGAGCAACGACAGATCGACGCCGCGCGCCGCGAAGTAGGTCCGCCAGGGCTGGAGGAAGGCCAGCAGCCGAGCCGGCGCGATGTGCTTGAGGCGGTCGGGGTTCGTGAAAATGCGGGGGTTGAAGGTTGGCACCGGCGAATCTCCAGAGGGGTTGAGGAGAGCGAGCTACAGCACGTCCATAGCTTGCGGCAAGTGGAATGTTCGCGCTTTGGTCGCCTCCGAGTGTTCGGGCGCACGGCCGGTATGTGAGGAGAGCAACTGGAGCCCTCCGTCATGTTCCCAAACCCCAATTTCGATCCGGCCGTGGGCCGAGATTTCGGCCTGCCGGCATGACCGATCCCGACGATCGCGAGCGCGCGGCGCTGCGTGCGGGACTTCGGCTGATGGTCGAGCTGATGGCCGAGATCGGCTGGACAACGCGACTGAACGAATTGACCGAGGCGCAGGCGAGCACGCTCGCCGAGGCCGCGGTCGACGGTTTCCTCCAGGCCATGCGGGCGGGCGCGCCGCAGCCCGACCCGGAGGTGCCGTTCTGATGGACGGGACCCTCGACTTCAATCACCGGGAGAAGCCCCCCGCCTTCGTCGACGAGGTCAACGCCCTGATCGACCGGGCGCTGGTCGCCGGGAACAGCGCCCGGCCGCAGCGCGACTATCTCGGCGGCAGCCGCCTCGGCGAGAGCTGCGCCCGGCGCCTGCAGTACGAGTACCTCAAGGTGCCGAAGGACGAGGGCGCCGATTTCTCGGGCCAGTCGCTGCGGATCTTCGCCCTCGGCCATGTGCTCGAGGATCTTGCCATCGACTGGCTGCGCCGGGCCGGGTTCGATCTGCGCACCCGCAACCGCCATGGCGACCAGTTCGGCTTCTCCGTCGCCGGGGGCCGGGTCCAGGGGCATGCCGACGGCGTCGTCGTCGCGGCCCCGAACGGCATGGCGGTGCCCGCCCTCTGGGAATGCAAATCGGCGAACGCGAAGAACTGGCGCGACATGGTCAAGCGCGGCGTGCGGGCGGCGAAGCCGATCTACGCCGCGCAGATCGCCCTCTACCAGGCCTATCTGGCGCTTAACGAGGCGCCGGCCCTTTTCACGGCGATCAACAAGGACACCTGCGAGCTCTGGCACGAGCTGGTGCCCTTCGACGCCGCCCTGGCGCAGGCCACCAGCGACAAGGCGGTGCGGATTCTACGCGCCTGCGACGCCGGTGAGCTGCTGCCACGCCACACCGCCGATCCCGAGCATTTCGAGTGCGGGTTCTGCGCCTGGAAGACGAGGTGCTGGGCATGAGCCTCGGCACCGATGCGGATCCGGAGGCACCCCCGGTCCGTCCCGATCCGGCGATGATCGCGCTCTACGCCGACATCGTCTTTGGCTATTGCGAGGGCTGGGCGCCGGTGCGGGCGCTCGCCGAGAAGGGCGCGGCGGATGCTCCGCCGCACACGCCGTTCCTCGACGCCAGCGCCGACCTCGCCGCGCGCCTGGCGCTGCAAGCGGACTGGGCGGCCGAGGCGGGCATGGCGCTCTTCGTCGTCCCCGGCACGGTGGAGGTGCCCGGCGACGCCCGGGCCGAGCACATCGCGCAGACCCAGGTCGTGCTCGTCGATCTCGACCATGGCGACATCGGCGCGAAACGCGACCATCTCGTGCAGCATCTCGGATGCCCGACCCTCGAAGTCGCGTCCGGGGGTGTCACCGCCGAGGGCCAGCGCAAGCTGCACCTCTACTGGCGCCTGACCGAGCCCGCCGAAGGTGCGGACATCGCCACGGTCTGCCGCGCCCGGCACATGATCGCGAGCAAGGTCGGCGGCGATCCTTCCTTCCGCTCCGCGCACCAGCCGATCCGCGTGGCGGGATCGATCCACGCCAAGCAGGGTCGGCGGCGGCTGGTTGAGATCCTGAACCACGATCCCCGCGATCACGACATTGGCGAATTGCTCGAGGCCATCATCGCGATGCCGCCACTGGAGGGCGAAACCGGGCTCGACTTCAACATGATTGCCACCGAGCGCGGCAGCGTGACCGAGCTGTTCGGCCGTCAGGTCCGCGAAGGCGGCGTGGACGGCACCACCCGGTTCGACGCGCTGTCGCGGGTGATCGGTTACTGGATCCGCCGCGTCCGCGAGGGCCATGTGCCGCGCGAACAGGCGTGGGAGGAAATCGTCGCCTACAACGCCGCCCGCATCAATCCTCCCTGGCCGGAGGACCGGTTGCGCGAGGAAGCCGAACGCCTCTGGAAACGCGACCTCGCCCGCAACGGCGACATCGATGACGAGGATGATGGATCGGACGGTGCCGGCCCCGCTGGTGGGGGCGATGATGGGCCGGTGCCGGTGCGCTTCACCGAGGATGCGCTCGCCGCGGCTTTCGCGGCCCGGCATGCCGAGACATGGCGCTACGTCGCGGGCTGGGGGCAATGGCTGACCTGGTCGGGCAAGCTGTGGCGGCGCGAGGAGACGCTGCAGGCCTTCGATCTGGCCCGCATGATCTGTCGCGAGGCGGCGGTGCGCGCGGGCTCGGCAAGACTCAAGGCGAAGCTTTCCAGTGCCGCGACAGTCTCCGCCGTTGAACGGCTCGCCCGCTCTGACCGCCGCCATGCCACCACGACAGAGCCATGGGACCGTGATCCGTGGCTGTTGAACACGCCGGGCGGCGTGGTCGATCTGCGCAGCGGCGCGGCACTGCCGCACGAACCAGAGCTGTTCATGACGCGCATTGCCGGGGCATCGGTGGCCGATGCCTGCCCGGTCTGGCTCGGCTTTCTCGAAACCGTTACCGGCGGGGACGGCGAACTGCAATCCTACCTGCAACGGATGGCGGGCTATTGCCTGACCGGCGTCACGACAGAGCATGCGCTGTTCTTTCTCTACGGCACCGGCGCGAACGGGAAATCCGTCTTCGCCAACACGCTGACCGCCATTCTCGGCGACTACGCCACCGTCGCACCCATGGACATGTTCATGGCCACGCAGGGCGATCGCCACCCGACCGACATGGCGGGGCTGCGCGGCGCCCGCATCGTCACCTCGATCGAGACCGAACAGGGCAGCCGCTGGGCCGAGAGCAAGCTGAAGGCGCTGACCGGGGGCGACAAGATCACCGCCCGCTTCATGCGGCAGGATTTCTTCGAGTTCATCCCGCAGTTCAAGCTGCTGATCGTCGGCAACCACAAGCCCTCCATCCGCAACGTCGACGAGGCGATGAAGCGGCGCCTGCACATGGTGCCGTTCACGGTCACCATCCCGCCCGCGCGGCGCGACAAGCACCTGACGGACAGGCTGCTGGCCGAACGGAACGGGATCCTCGCATGGGCGCTCGAGGGCTGCATCGAATGGCAGCGGACAGGGCTGCGCCCACCGCCCGCCGTGATGGCCGCGACCGAGGATTACTTCGAGGCCGAGGACGCCGTCGGCCGCTGGATCGACGAGCGCTGCTCCCTCGGATCGCACCTGAGCGCCAGCACCGCGGCGATGTTCGCGGACTGGAAGGCGTGGGCCGAGGCGAACGGCGAGTTCGCGGGCTCCGTCAAGCGCTTCTCGGAAGCCCTGATCGTGCGGGGTTTCGAGCGTCACAACACCCGCGCCGCCAAGGGATTCCGGGGGATCGCGCTCAACGACAGCAACTCTGATCTTTTCTCGGGAGAATAGGAAAATGCCAATGAATCCAGATGCTGTGACGGATGTGACGGATCATACTTATAAGACCGTTACGCGCGCGCATGTGCGCGCCTGTGGAGCGGATAAGGAACTATCCGTCACATCCGTCACACCCGTCACCAACCATCCGGTTCTGATGCAGGAGGCTGGCGAATTGCTCCGCTGCATCCTCGCGCTCGACCTCGGCACCACGACCGGCTGGGCCCTGCGCGGCCATGATGGTCTGATCACCAGCGGGACCGTGTCCTTTCGCCCCGGCCGCTTCGACGGCGGCGGGATGCGCTACCTGCGCTTCACCAACTGGCTCACCGAGATCGATCGGCTGTCCGGCCCCATCGCTGCGATCTGGTTCGAGGAAGTGCGCGCCCACAAGGGCG